TTAAAGAGGTTCTGTTCATCTTTCCTTTGGATACTTGCTTCTTCTTCTTGCTCTTCGTCTAATCTTCGAGTCCAGGCTGTGAACCCGTATCGTTCTGTGAATTTAGCTTGAAGGTAAATTCTCTTAACGACTAGCTTAAGATAGTAATCGTGAGTATCCTCAATTTCTAAAATGTGTGCATAGCCATGTGGATCACAATATCTCCACAAGTGCCATCTATTATCTGGTGTGGGATTTCCATCTCTATCTGTAAGAACCCAACCCCAATTCTCCACCCCATATTCTTGGTGGATTGTGAACCGGGTGTCTTCTAATGGTCCTTCGTATTCGTTAATAATACTATCCCACATCACTCGATATGGATGAAAAACCAAATGAAAATCTTTGTCGATCGCCTTTAGGTCGTAATAAAACCACGAAGGCAAATCGAGACCGGGGCTAAAACTCCGAGGAGTACTTAACCTCGGTCTCATTCTTCTAGGTAAACGCACCATACATACCTCCCCTAATTAGATTCTAGTTAGAATCCAAATACTAGTACGTTGACTACACTTGATCCTGTCAAGTTGGCGTTGTTAATTGTCAGCGTCTTGCCACTGATTGCAACGTTCAGCGCAGCCGAAGTTGTTTCACCATCAGTGTTGTTTACGCCAATCGCGAACGAAGGATTCGCGATTAGAGTTGACACAGTATCCGCGTCACTAACAGCAGTAAGGTTCAGAACCTCAAGCTTGATCGGACCAAGAGCAACGATATGTCTGTTTGATACAGCAGCCATTTATCTACTCCTTTTATAGTCTTGTTGTCTTTTCTCTCTGCATGGTACGCAATACTTTGGTGGTCTACCGCTCCAGCGTTTCTTCTGGATTGTCGCACCGCAGTCTTGGCACTTTAATTTGTACATAGAGAAGATGGGGCCTAGAGGCTAGGCCCCTATAAGATCAACTTATGTTAGTGTTGCTTGTAGTGCCGAGTTACCGAATGCCACGAAGTTTAGACTGGCAGCTTCACCAGTTGTTACAGCCGTATCGGCTCCGTGGTCAATGTTGACAATAACTCTTGCGCCTGTTTGGTCATAGGCAGCCATTGGAATGGCACCAGAAGCCGGAACAGTAGCGGCGTTGTTAACTGTTCGAACATCGAACATAACAGCATCAATTGTTTCAAGGCCGAGATCAGCAGCCGATAGCGGCTCACCTAAGGCTGTGTAGCTAGTAATGTCTAGCTCACCAATAACAATTGTCTTATCTTGCTGAGGAACACCGTTAGAGTCCGCTCCTTGACCTGGGACTGTGAATCGTCCACGAACTTTTACGCTCTTAGCCATTTTTTATCTCCTTTAGAATTCAGGAAGTTCATCGGGAACTTCCACTTCGCATACACCCACAAAGTCTTCAGCAACATAGTCGCCTAGACCAAATGGGATCTTGTCTAACCATTCTTGAGTGCGTCCATTTGGGTCGATGCAGAAATTGTTGATACCAAGATTTTCCTGGTCAACTTCAATACCAAGCCCAAAAGCTTCAACCTTACCTTCTAACGAAGGTAGAAGTGGAACCACTGCTTCTCGAATGTGAGCACAAGCCGAAAAGGCAAATGTGCAAACAACAAGAACCATTAGAGTAGTGAACTTTTTCATATTAGAGTCCTCCTCCTGGGTTATCACCAGGGTCAAAGTTGACAATGCCAGCATGGCGAGAAACAACCACTTGTTCGCTTCCTACTGTAGCCCCATCAATATTGAAGCTAGTATTCCCATCTGTCATATAGAAAGTAGGATCTGCGGTTGTTCGAGTAGATTGTAGTAATTGAGCGTCAAGAGCCGCAGGTAGTTCAACGTTATCCGATGAACTTACGATCTTAACTCTTGTTACAACAACCTGCTCACCATTGCTAAGCTTCTCATCTACGAATGTTTGTCTTGTGGGAAATAGCTTAGCCATTTATGTCTCCTTATAGATCTGTTGCCTTAGTTCCACCAACTCCTGCTGCGTTACCGATGTGTCTTACAATAATTTTGTAAGTACCAGTAGCCGCACCTGAAGCGATAGTAACTTGCTTTACACCATCATTGGCTGCAAAAGTGAAGCCAAGTCCTGATGCACCTGATGTGAGGTTTCGAATTGTAACACCGGCTGAGGTTGTAGTTTCCTTAGCCAGTCCTGCACTTGCTGTGATATCGTCAGGAAGCTCGCATGCCGAAACAGCAGAGTCATCCACAACAATATCGGAAGCTGTACCTGTTACGTGTTGAACCTCAAAGATTTGATAATGATTACCGTCTCTGGTATCAATATCCTGTTGCTTTAGTGGTACTACCGTAGCCATTAAGTTAACCTCCAAAAAAAATGGGAGCCCAGCGGGATCTAGGCCCCCATAAATTTACTCAGATCTGAACAGTACTAGGCTTAGAAGCTAGGTACTGTTAGTCCCGTAATCTTAGCTGTTTGGTTGATAAGCCGCGCAACGTTTTCACCGTAGTACTTCATTAGCACTGTGAATGAGTCCGTTCCGGGTACCCAAGCCATGTTGACTCGCTCGTCAATGCTTAGGGGTCTTACCACACCACGCTCAACAGCACCCAGGTTTAGCTGGAATACTTGATCAGCAAGAGCAGCCCACGAAATCAGCCAAGGGCGTCCTTCGAAGGTTGTCATTTCTTGCTGAGCACCCAGTTCTAGGCGCATGTCTTGGAATCGTCTGAATGGAAGAGCGATTTCAGTGTATCGGTCGTATTGATCCCAGTTAGAAATCATTACGAACCCATCCATCGATCCAACATCAGTTTCAACCATTAGTCTCTTTCTTAGTCTTCTAAGTAGAGATTCGTCTAGCGCGGTTGAACCAGCAGCAATTACCTTTGATTGTAGAATCGGGAAGGTAGTTCTGCTTAGGTTGTAAATTGTACCTGTTGAAGATACAATTGCGGGAAGTCCCAGAGCTGTGACTTCTTGCGGAGCCGAAGCACCGCTTTGTTCATTAGCGATGTAAACACCATCGTTTGTCGATGTTGTTACAGAAGACGAAACAGTAATTGTTCCAGCACTAATGTCTCGCGAAACGACTGTTACTGGACCTGCCTGTCGAAGACCAGAAGTGTTGTTAAGGAACTCAACAACTTGTCCTGACCGGAAAGGTCTAGCGTCGCTTACAGACTGTACTGTACCAGTTGCGCCTGTGCTAACGTTTGTTAGTCTACCAGTACCGTCACCCCGTAGAAATACGGTTTCAAAGTTGGCACCAGCTCTCTTTACAGCTTGAGAAATCGCGTCGGTAATTCCGGCCGCGAATGCGTCTTCTCCGCCCTTACGTGAAACAGCTTCCGCTAGGCCCGAGAAAGTAACCGTGTGGTAGTACTTCTTAGGTCGAACTCTAGCTTGCTTGATTCGCTCATTACCTGCTGTGGGTAGAGAGTTGTCGTCCGTTGCTCGCCAACCACCACCTGACTCGTTACCGTCAATTCTAACAGGGAAGTAAGCTCCGTCACCCGAAGGTACGAAGCGTGTATTCTCTCTTAGTCTTGTATAGATAGGAGCCGATAGTTGCTGCATTTGAGCAATGAAATCAACTACGTAACGACGAAGTAACATGTCACCTAACGTTTGAAAGGTCTCCATTTTTACTCCTTATTACACCCTCGACCCGGTTAAACCTAACCCTTAGGTTCTTCCAACTCTAATGGCCTTCGCCATATCTGCGGCAAATTCATCATCGGAAACTTCAGCTTGGACAGATTTACGTCCACCTTGATCAACTTCCTTGAATCCACCGTAGTTCTTTTTGCCGATAGCCTCTAGTAGTTCCTCTTCTGGAGAGGGAGTTTCGGGTTGTTGTGTTTCAATTTCATAACTATCTGGATCATTAGGATCAATTAGTCCACCCCGAGGAACCCCGAACTTATCGATAGAACTTTGGAAAGTTTCTTTTAGATGGTCACTTAGCGAATCAGGGCTGGCCGAAACCTTGTCCCAGTCCACCGATTGTGCCCACAGAGTAGAAATAATTTCCTTGTCCTGTTCTGTATACTCTTCGGGTAGAGCCTCTAGCCATTTTTCAGCAATAATGTCAGCCTTTTGAACTAAAATATCAGATTGAAGGTCTGCTTGTTGTTGCTCCAGTTGATCCCGTTGGGATTGGAGTAACTTATTAAGCTCGGCTCGGGTGTTATCCTTGCCTTCGCCATCAGTTTGTTCTAGTACTTCTTCAACACCTCTCAGCTTTTTGTCAATAGCTTCAAGGTGGGGCAACATATTAGGATCAGTTTGAAGCGCCTGAATTTCTTTCAGGAGATCAGAGTTTTCCTTTGCCTCATTTAGCATTTGAGTCATTTGTGTAACGGAAGTTGATTGTTCCTCGAATTTTTCTTGAAGAGCAGCTAACTCATCACGAAGTTCGTTCTTGGCATCATTTACTTCCTTGAAGCGTGTATAGGGAATTGTCTTCCCTTTACTCTCGGGTGAGCTTGCTTCAGTAGCTTCAGTGGATTCTCCACCTGTTCCAGTTTCCGAAGTTGGCGATTCTTCAGTAGTTTCTTCGTTTATTGCTGCATCGAGATTTGCAGTAATATCTTCTGCGCCTGTGTTCTCTTGTCCCATCTTTTTTTCAAGTCCTCCCTGAACGGCTGATGTATTTGCCGGTTAAATAAGAAATGTTCTAAATGAAGCGACGAATTCACAACCGGAACCCCGGGAAACATTTCTCTTCGTCTCTATATAATTTATATGAATTTATTTTACAATTGTCAATATAAAGCAAAAAAAAGCCCTGGAATTGTTTGGGGAGGTAGAACAATCCCAGGGCTGCCTGTGGCGTAACGACTACAGGCTAAACTTAATGATCAACTTTTTCAAGTAGTCTCGCTGTACCAGTATTTGTCTTACCTAGGTATCGCGGTGACTTCTTTGCCGCAGCCTTCGCCTTCTTCTTAGGGGCTGCTTGAGGCTTTCCATGTTTTTTCTGAAGTTGTGCTTCAAATTTTTCCATTCGGTTGAGTCTGTTTTGGACTCTTTGCATTGCTTTTTCAAGCCGCTTTCTTTCAGCGTCGCTCATTCCTAGCATGTTAATTTCCCTTCTTCTTTAGTAGGTTCTTTTTCTTACGGGCTTTTGCACCCATTACATCATCACTCATCTTATAGTCTTTAAGGGCCTTCTTCGCTTTGTCAATTTCCATGCCTAGAACCTTGGCGAAAACACTCGCTCCGTGTGCAAGATTCTTAGGAATGTCCTTAACTCCTCGTTTCTCCATTATAACATCTCCTTACTTCCACCGGGAGCTGAACGAGCGACCTTATTTTTCACCTTATCTACGGGCTTTCCAGATCCTTGGTCTTGTTCACGCTTACGGTTCATATACGAAATTTCTGCCATCATTGGCACTTGTCCTAAAGTAGCGGGTCGGGCTCGGGATTGAGTTGTTCCTTTATCAAGCCCAAGCTTTTGGCCTAATTGTAACAAACCTTTTCGGTTCTTTTTTTGTTCCATTAAAGCCATTATGTTCCACGCTCCTCAGGAGATTTTCCTGCATTATCAAGCATTCTCTTGAATTGTCTATATTGACCAATAAATCCAAGAGGCCCACCTACGCGAGCGCCCATTTTAGCAGCACTACTCAAGCGGCTCATTGATACGCCTGCTTTGTTCATAACGCTTCTAATAGCTGCATTATTTGATTTGTAGTTTTTCGGTTTCGGTTGTGGCTTAGCCGCAACAGGTGTAGCCTTCTTTTTCCGAATCCGGGGCTTACGTTTGGATCCTGAATTGTCCTTGATCCGTTTCGCAACCCGAAAAGCTTTTTTTTGTTCTTCTTTTGATACATCGTAATTTGGCATTATGTTCCCCTTTCTTCGGGAGACATTCGCATCCTTCGTTTCATTCTTTGCATTTCCTTAAATGTCAGATATGCTCCAATTGGGCCTAGTCCTTTAGTTCCCTTCTTCGCTATAGAGCTAGCTCGTCTTAGCGCATCTCCAAGATTTGTAGTTGCTCTAACTGGACTTCGCTTTCCAACGGCCTTCACAGCATCGTCGAGAGCTTTACCCTTTAGAGCCACACTTCCTCGGGCTGCAACATACTTAGCAGTATCAACTTTAGGTGGTTTAGGCTTTTTCTTGAGAACTCGCTTTGCTGCAACCTTAGCTTTTGTTCCACCTGTAACAGCCTTCTTCTTAAGCACAGGCTTAGATTCAGAACCACTTACTTTTGTAACTTTAGTTCCTTCTTCTTGAGTATAAGTTACAACGCTCTTACCCTTCTTCTTAATATGGGCTTCAATAGCAGCCTTTCGAGCAGCGAGTTTATCCACTCGCGTCTTAGCTTCATAAGTTCCTGCACCGCTGCCTACATCTGTAGTTCTTGTTTTGGGTGCGTAAAGTTCAACCTTCTTAGGCTTAGCGCCTTCAGCAGCCTGTTGCGCTTTAAGTTCTGCAACTTCCTTAAGAACATCTTTTTGTCCGGGATAAGCTTCGGCACCTGTAGCTCTAACTGTAGCTGGCTTAGAAGCTGCTTTAACCACACTTGTTGTGTCAGCTTTTGGAGTCTTAGGCTTAGGTGAAGGCCCTGCAACTGTAGGTGTTCTTCTCTTTGTAACAACTTGTACTTTGCCCTTTTTTGGAGGCTTCACTGTGCGAGTTGGTTTCTTTCCTGCAACAGTTCTATCAATTCCCGCTACGCTTGGGCTTTCCTTTGCTCGAACTGGAGAGTTAACATCTGGTTGTGGTGTTACACCCTTAGTAGGCGGCTTAGCTTTAGCAATTCTAGCCGTAGCCTTTTGTTCACTACCCTTCTTTCTTAAAACAGTAGTTGGTTGAGAAGCAGGTTCAGCCGCAGCTTTAGCACCAGCCACTTTCGGAGTATTTCCAGTCCGAGCTTTGATTGCTGCATTTTCTCTCTTAAGCTTAGCAATCTCAGCTTTAATTCCTGCAACCTTAGCTGTAGGTGTTTCCTTTGCGCCTTGTTGTACTGGCTTAGCTATACTTGCTGGAACTTTAAGATTTCGTTCTTTTCCTGGCCTAGAGGCTTTTCCAGGCCCAATACCAGCCGGCGCACTTTTAACAACTTTAGCTTTAGGTGTAACAATTCCGCCTCCGCTCTTTTGAGGTTTAGAAGCGGATGTGCTAGCTTTAGCAGCTTTAACCAATTTAGTCTTAGGCTTTTCTTCTGTTGCTGTGATGGCACCTTGAGCAGCCCCAAGAGCTTTCGAAACTACTTTACCGCGAACCTTCTTACGAATTTGACGCCCGCGTTCCAAAGCATACGCACCAGCAGCACCACCCACCACTTTCTTGATTGAATCGTAGGTGTTTTCACTTTTCCCAGACTTAGTAGTAGCACCGGCAGCTTCCGCTGGTTTTGCAGGAGCAACAGCTACACTGGCCTTAGCGACGGGCTTCGAAGTGGGAGTCTTCACTGGCTTAGGTGCTACAGTCTTTACTACTGGCTTCGGTTGCGTGGATGGGGATTCCTCGTTGGCCTTTGGTTTTGTAAAGTTTTGCTTACGTGCAATGGCAGAAGCTACCCGTGGTTTACTAGGTCTTTTCGATGGAACTGGATCCCCAAAATTACCGGGGGCACCGATTCGACCACGAACGGGCTTATTAGAAAACACTCGTTTTGTACCATCAGGATATTCGATAGTCTTCTCTTTTGAGAAGGCCCTCTCCTGTCGGCGCTTACGAATCTCTTTTCTTTTTTCAATGGATCTTCGCTTAGCATCCATACGAGAATATTTGTCTGCCATATCGTTCCTTACGTTCCAAAGGGTTGATACACAACCCGATTAATCCCCAATTTTTGTAACCTTTCCACCATTTTATGTCCAGCATACGTATTGTAGGTGTGGACAATAAAGTTAACATCCACGAAAGCTTCGAACTCTTTAGGGTTTTCATTTTGATATTTCTCTAGATACCTGATCACCTCCATTCCGCAGTCTTCGCGCTTGGAATTGACATAAGTCTGTCCTCCAAGGTCGTGGTCTAGCATAACCACTTCCAGTTCATCCTTATAGTCACGGAGAGTCACAATTGTTTCTTCTACAGTTTGGCACCAAATCGTCTTTTGACGTTCCTCAGGTGACATTCTTTGGTATGTAATTGCGGCTCTATTCGGATCGTCGTCTAAGAATAGAAGCATCTTCAGATCTTTTTGTTGTTCTTCTTTTCTTTCGCTTTTCCATACTTTCTTCAAAAGTGGAAACAGCGGGGTTCTTCTCAATTGCTTGAGTGCCTTCACTTGTTCGAATTGTACCAAAAGTTTGGTTGGCGCTGTGAGCACTTCGCTTAGCATCCGGTGTATACTTTAAGTCGTAAAGCATGTTGCGCTTATCTTGAATTTGCGGTGGTCGCCATCGACCGCTCGCTCTTTCTAGACCAGTCTTACGAAGAATACCTCTAGCTTGCTTGGCACGAGATGTGAAACCAATTCTCTTTAGGTGTCCTGTGGTACTATGTCTAGCACCCGTAACACCTCTTCCTCTACCAAGCCTACGTTGAAGAGGATTAAATCCTGTACCAATACTTGCATATGCCATTATCTAGCACCCATCTTATACTTCTTTTTGAAAGCTCGACCTCTAGCCCGAGTTTCAGTTCTATTTCTCACTCGTCTTTGTTGAGGTGACATGCTTTCCAGAAATTCTTTGGCTTTCTTTCGATCACCATTCATGCGCCCGCTAAGAATTCCATATGCTCTTCCTACCGAATTCATTGTACTGGGCCTCCACCACCGCCTTGTTCGGCAGCAGCTTGCATTTCTAACATCTTTTGTTGTTGCTTTTCAATTTGTTCAATTTGTTGCTTGTACAAATCTACTAATCCAAATAGAACAGTTTGTTGCTGTTCGTCAAGATTGTAGAAAGCATCCGTCTTCATTTCGTTCACAAAGATTTCATAGAAAATGTATGGATCATCTTCGTGCATTGGGTACACACGATCAAAGTCACCTTGACGGATCCACGAAAGGATTCTCTTAGCTCTTTGTACGTCGGGTCCTTGCGGTTCAACCTTCTTATCCAAACCAAGCTCTTCAAAGATAGCCATTCGCAATTGCGGAGGTAGCGCCATAAGTCCCGGAGCATACTGCATGAATTCAAGCATCTTGGCTTCTCTCGCTTCCTTCGAAACAAGAGCCATAGACGCAGTATCAATCTTAATGTTCACATTATCACTCAAGCTCACACCAGAGAAGTTCTCAATTGTAAGTGAGCTTTGTCGATCACGAGCAATAATCTTGAGAGATTGCGCATATCGAGGATCTTCACGAACATTCTTAATTACTTCCTGGAGAATGATTGAACCTTCTAATTGTAGAGACTCATCCCAGGATTGCAAAATAGACGAACGACTTGCCAAAGCTTGCTTACGTAGAACGTTAAGCATTGTGGCACTGGTCACACCGGCCGGTCTTTGACCACGAAGAATTTCTTCGGTTCCTGCGATTGACTCCATTTCCGCAATCTGCATTGACCGTTCTTCAAGAGCCGTTCGTGGATAATCTGGAGGGAAAACTGGTTCCGGTGCCTTACCGGCAGTTAATCGGGGGTCGTACTCATATACACCCCCTGGTTGTCCAGACCATAAATCCTCTACTGGATGGCTACCCTTAGGCGCAATCCAGGCTGCAATCGGAACTGTTCGACGCCACATAATAAGAGTGGTGTCAATAGCGTTAACTCTCTTAAGCTTGGGAAGAAGCTTTGAAACAAGAGATCTACCATAAATGCTTCCCATTTGTGGTTCCCATCGGAACCGAATATAAGGGTGCCATCTGTTGGGCCAACGTGGGTCATAAGCTCTAGCACCAATATCTTTAGGTGAATCGTAAAGTACTTTTCCACCCGCTACAATTACTGTTCGACCTCTGGGCCAACTTGGACTTGGCTTCCGATCGTGACTGGGAAACACAAATGGGAAGCATTTATGG